ACTTCAAAGAACAAGGCGGTAGTATAAATCCAGACTATAAACCGATGAAAAAACCAAAAGATTTATATATCATCACAACCGCTATGAAACGCGATACTTTGGAGTGGGAAGGCGAGCTAGCTAATTATCTACTATCTACCGACCCAAAGAAAAACCTATTAAATGGCGGTGTGAAAATCACCATCGATTCGTGGAATAATATAAAGAAGTATGTAGATGTAAAAAATGCATTTTTTATATTTGACGAGCAGCGAGTTGTTGGATCTGGAGCTTGGGTTAAGGCATTTCTGAAGATAACAAAGTCAAATAATTGGATATTGTTGTCGGCAACAGCTGGAGATACTTGGTCTGATTATATTCCGGTATTCATAGCAAACGGTTTCTATAAGAACAGATCTGAGTTCATCCAACAGCATGTGGTGTATTCTCGATTTACAAAATATCCGCAGATCGATAGATATATCAATACCGGTCGATTAATTCGTTTGAGAAAAAAAATACTGATTGATATGGACTTCAAGCGTCAGACAATCGCTCACCATAATGATATTTATGTAACATATGATGTCACTAAGTATAAATCAGTTGTGAAAAATAGATGGGATCCATACAAAAATGAACCTATCCAACAGGCATCGGGTCTCTGTTATATTTTAAGAAGAGTCGTTAACGAAGACGAATCCAGAATAGTAGCTCTATTGGAGATTCTTGAGAAAACTCCTAGAGCTATTATTTTTTACAATTTTGATTATGAGCGAGAGATGCTATTACATGTGTTTAGCAACCACGATGGTAATAGTAAGGACTTTGAAGTGGCCGAATGGTCTGGTCATGCTCACCAACCTATACCAAAAACAAAGCGATGGGTATATCTGGTTCAGTATACGGCTGGATGTGAAGGTTGGAATAGTATCAAGACAGATACAATTATATTCTATTCACAGAACTACAGTTATAAGGTTGTGACACAGGCTGCTGGTCGAATTGATCGACTCAATACGCCATTTAAAGATTTATATTATTACCATTTGAAAAGTAGGAGCGGAATTGATCTTGCCATAAGTAAAGCATTGAAGGAGAAGAAAAAATTCAATGAAACAAAATGGTGCGGTAATTCATTCGCGAAATAATCATGTCCTTATATGAGAGGAAGGAGTGATTATATGCGAGATTATGAATATTTAATTTCCATAGCATTGCGAGATAAACTGAAAGAATCAATTAAAGGAAGAGTATTCTGTAAGGTTGAATACGATTATTTATACATATCTATTCAGACAAGAGAATTAGATAGGTTTGAATATAAGGTATACGATTTTGCGGACAAACTCATAACCGGAAGATTGATTGTAGATGAGATTGCAGCAACTGTGGTAGCTAATTATAAGAAATATATATTGGCATATTTCACATATTAGTGAATGAAGACTCGGTGAAAACATCGGGTCTTTTGTTTTTTAGGAGGTATAAATATTTATATGACAATTGAAAGATGGCAACAGGAATTCGCAGATCGTTTACGTAACAAGATGAATGAACGTGGATGGGGCATTCGCAAAACAGCAAAGGAATCCGGTTTAAGCATCATGACAATATCTAAGTATGTAAATGCTTTGGTAGTTCCGAGATGTACGGAATTGATGAAACTCGCTAATGCTTTCAGTGTAAATCCTTCATATTTCATAGATTTTGGCGAGTCAGTTGAGTTTTTGATAGGGAGGTGATTAACAATGGAGTATGGATATAAAGAAGTTGAGTTCTGGAAATATTGTGAGAAATGTAAGCACTATGAAGTGGAAGATGTAAAGGATCCATGTAATGATTGCTTAGATGAGCCAGTGAATTTGCATTCAACAAAGCCAGTGTATTTTGAGGAGAAGTAAATATGGTATGTAAATGTGGTGGTAAACTGATGTCTTGCGATCAGGTACATACGCCAGGGAATAAAATAATTCGGAAACGAAAATGCAAGGAATGTGGGAAATTTTCTTATTCAGTCGAATTAATCGTTGATTACAATGAAAAGGTAAAACGAGTGTGGAATATGAATCACAGAAAAGCAAAACCAAAAGAGGAGGTAGAAAAAATATGATACATATATTGGTATTGACAAAAGATCCATGCGAAAAAGCCGTATTTGCTAAACGGGTGCAGTCGGCACTTAATACCTTATGCAGCGTGAAGCCTGGATTAACCACGAATATTTATGTGAAAGATATAAATATTCAGGTTACGAGTGTCGTTCATAAGACTGGAGATGCTATTGGAGATATTCATTTACAACCGGATTATTATATCGATGATTCTGGTGTAAGTCTAAGTGATATTTTAAGTGATTTATGCAGAGGCGCAGAACGATTAAAAGGTGTTGTGGACGTAGTATCAATTGTAAAAAATCGAGATCATTATGCTAAGCATGAAGCATATAACAGAATTTAAAAGGGGTGATATTTATGGCGATGACATTTGCAATCATAGTCATGTCTGTTTGGATCAGTATTGGTTATTGGCTTGCGTGCCATGAGGCTCCAGACGGAACTTATATATTGAATAGTAATTATATTTATATAGTTACATTATGGCCGGTGTATTTGATATTCGCCGGCTTTTATTGGTTGATTTGTGTCGTATGTTGGAAGATCGAGGATTTGAGGAGGTGATTAAATGAATTGTTCAGAGTGCTATGGTGCAGCCATACTGTTTGACAATCAAGAAAATATGGAGGTTATTAAGATGGAACCTGAGTTAGATAAAAAGAAATACGCGATTGATACTCGAAAAAATATTTATCGCCGGTTTGCTAAGCGGTTTAAGAAAGAGATTAAGAAACGAATGAAAAAATCACATTATGGTGCTTATTTGCTTGATATTGCTTCGTTATATCCTGTTCCGCTAGTGAAAGGAGAACTAAAATTATGAATGATAATGAAATGGAAATGAATCAAAGATTGAGTGTATTTCTGAACCAACTTAACTATTTGGTGAGTAACTTCGATCGACTTCCGCTACATTTACAGTTAGAAACCTTGGGATGTTTAGTTCGACTTATGAATGTTATTACATCTCTTACAGATGAAGTAGCATCACTATACACAAACGCAGTAATCGTGTTGGGCGATTTTGAAAAGTAATTTACATTTTAGGAGGGAATAATTTATGGCAAAATTATTTGAAATGTTTTGTGAGGATGTAAAAGATGAAGTGGCTAAGTTATGTGGCTTCGATGTAGAAGTGAGGGAACTTACTAAAAATAATGGCGTAAAACAAATAGGATTACACTTTATGAAGGAAGGATGGTCTCCAATAATATATTTACGTCCGTATTTTGATATTAATTTCATCAAAAATAAGGAAACAATCAATGATATTGCAAACCAGATATATGAGGAATATAAAGAAAATAAGACTGAGAATAAAAAATACGATGTTAAAAAAGCGCTCGAATTCTGGAAGGATAATATTTATTTTGAAGTTGTAAATTATGAAGCAAATAAAAATATACTGGAATTATGTCCGCATATTCGTTTTTTAGATTTGGCAATTGTATTTAGAGTATTGATATGGATAGATGAATCCGGCAGAGCATCGGTATTGTTGGACGATATTCCTGATAATAGTAATCTGGACGAAATGTATAATATTGCTAAAGAAAATACACTTAAATTCTTTGGTGTAGTCAACAGAAATATCTACGATTTACTATTGAGTATGAATAAAGATATTGGAGAATCAATCTCTATCGATCGTTCGATGTACGTACTCACAAACAAGACTTTTACCGGAGGGGCAAATTTAATTGCTATACCAGAGGTATTAAAAAGTGTTTGTGAGAAATTTAATGTTGATGATTATTATATTATTCTGTCATCGACAAACGAATTGATTATTATATATGGAATTGATGTCGAATCATTATCCGAATCCTTACGAAAAAGTGTTAAACATATAAATGACACAGAAGTTCCAGACACACAGATATTGTCATATAACTTATATCGGTTCAGTGCAGAAACAGGACTGGTATCAATTGTTAAGTAAATATATTTCAAAGACTCGGTATGGCAGGTATCGGGTCTTTTCTTTTTGAAAGGAGATAATGAAATGGCAGATAGAAATAATATTGATGAGTTTGTTAAATTATTTGAGGAGAAGTTGTATGAGAAGCTTCCATTTTCAATATTTCAACATGAGAAGGATGACGAACGGGAATATGTGATGTTTAAAGTGACTTCAACATATAAGGGCACAATGTACAGATACCGTCATATCATAGATTATGTCGAAATTAATAAATTTTACGACATTATGTATGATTTGGAGAAGCTTGCAGATTATACTGTGGAGCTGTTATATCGTGAATTTTCAAACAAATTTGAAGAGATTCAAAGCGAGGAGAAATAGGCCATGGAAGATTTAGCAACTGGTGTAAATAGTATAACCCACAAGATTGTGACGGAAGTTAGAGAAACTGAGAATGAGTTTATATTTGCAATCTTGAATTCTTATATAGAGAGCCACTACGAAATTAAAGTTGAGAAATGGGAGCTTTTTCAGGCAGTTTTACTCATCCAGAGAATTAGAAGACTTAAAGAGAATACCGGCTATGATCTCAATGCGAAGATCAATGGTTTGGGCTCTCCGGACGTCATGGAAATATATGAAGAGATGTATAACAAAGGCTTTGAAGACGGGAAGGAAGAAGTGATTAATAAAATCAGAGGTATGTTGTTTGGAGAGGGGGCAGAATAGGCTATGAATTTTTATGAATTCAATAAAAAGTTAACTAAGACATTTGGCGATTTCTATATTTTAGCAAAGGATAAAAAGCCTTGCGCTGTTTGCGGAAATCTTACGAATAGAGTTGATATTCATTATGAGCAGCGGGTTTGTAGCAATCGGTGCAGAAGCATTTTGGATACCGGATTGGCAAAGCAGGAAAGCGAAGGAGAGGTTATATGAGTAATGATATTTCCAGTATGTACACAAAAGATAGAAACATAAGAACTGGACGTAAAGGTTACGGGCAGTGGAAGCATGAAAAAGAAACATTCATACGCCCTGCCGATTACGGAAATTATGTTCTTGAGAAAAAGAGAGGTAAGAAGAAATGTGGTTAATCGGGTTTGTTGTGGTGCTTATTATATGGCTTGGTTTCTACATTGAAGAATCTATCATGCATTATTTAACTGGTGTAAGCATCTTAGATCAGATTAAAAAATGGCTAAGAATACAAAGCCCTAGTGGGCGTATGAGTAGTGATTGTAAGGAGGTAAAAAGAGATGATTAAATTAAGAGATTTATTACAACATTGTAGTTGTGATGTTTATATTTTTGGAAATGGTAACTGTCCATGCCCAGAAATAAAACTTCCAAAACCGCTTGTGAAGGCGGAAAAATATTTGAATGCTGATATTTTGAATCAGGGTGTGCGGAATATATCCATATGTGATGGACATTTGCAGGTTTGGCTGGAAGATAAATCTATTCAAGACGTTATTGATTCTAAGTTGAAAGAAATGGAGGATGAAAGTAATGAGTAACATGTTAGATTGGGCTAAAAATGAAGTTAAAATTGCATGTAAGAAAGAAAATCCAAACAGAAAAGATGGAGAGTTTGATTATGGATGTGCCTGTTGCGAGAGTGCATTAAAAGCTTTTCAAAGCTTATACGAAGATGATCATTCTGGTTTCAGTATTAGAATGACTCAGGCGATATTGAATCGGCTCATAAATGGTAAACCATTAACACCGATTGAGGATACCGACGAGGTATGGAGTGATATTTCTGATATGAGTGATTTGAAGGGAGAAGAGCGTATCTATCAGTGCAAACGCATGTTTTCCTTATTTAAGTACGTGTATGCTGACGGAACTGTCAAGTACGAGGATAATAACCATTCATATTGTGTCAGTATTCATAACTGCAATGATACATATTCTTTTGTAATGGTTGAAAGAATTATTGACGAGATGTTTCCTATAACAATGCCGTATATGCCAGGAAAACCAATCGAAGTTTATTGCGAATATTTCTTAACAGATAAAAAGAACGGCGATTTTGATACTGTCGGAGTGTTCTATGCGCTGAAAACAGAGGATGGTAAACAGGAGAAGATTGAGATTAACAGATTCTTCAGAGAACCAGAAGGCGATGAAGAGGGTAACTGGACTGAGATATCTAAGGAAGAATATTACGAGAGGAAGGAGAGACAGATAACTGCTGCTGATATTTCAAGAGAGATTAAAGAAGCAATGAAGGATGAGAAGTAAATGTAATTGAAGCTATATAGAGTCATAACTCGAGTTCATTTTAATGAGTGGATTCGAGTTATTTTTATGCATAGTCAAGAAAGGAGATAAACCATGAAAAAATATGAATTAACAAATGAAACAATCGAATATAAAGGAAAAAAATTATATAGAATTAAGGCTCTAATTGATTTTGGAAATGTAGAAAAAGGAGCTCGTGGTGGGTTCGTTGAAAAAGAGGAAAATCTTAGTATGTCTGGTAATGCTTGGGTATGTGATAATGCTCGGGTATGTGATAATGCTCGGGTATGTGGAGATGCTAATGTGTGTGGTGATGCTTTTGTGTCTGGTGATGCTCAGGTGTCTGGTGATGCTTTTGTGTGTGGTAATGCTTGGGTATGTGATAATGCTCGGGTATGTGGAGATGCTAATGTGTGTGGTAATGCTTGGGTATGTGATAATGCTCAGGTGTCTGGTGATGCTCGGGTGTCTGGTAATGCTCAGGTGTCTGGTGATGCTCGGGTATGTGGAGATGCTAATGTGTGTGGTGATGCTCAGGTGGATAAGAGCATCAATTATGCCGTGATCAAAGGTTTCGGCACTTGTTATAGATCTACGACATTTTTCAGATGTCAAGACAAAACAGTAAAAGTATCCTGTGGATGTTTTTTAGGAACCATCGACGAATTCAGAAATCAAGTAAAAAACACGCGTGGAGGAAAAATTGCAAAAGAATATTTAATGATTGCTGATCTAATGGAAATACATTTTTCGGAGGATGGATACGATGGTTAAAAAATTTTAAGATGCATCACAGTAGAAAGGAGATGAGAAGAAATGATTAAATTAGAAGATTTACTTGCTGTTGCAAAAAACAATATAGCAATAATGAATGGTAGCTTTCAATCGATTGTGGTTAATGTTTGTCATCTCGAAGACTTGCCGTTACCTGATAGTCTATTAAAACGTAACATAAAAGAAATGGAAGCAAAAGATGATATTATTTTAGTTTGGTTGGAAGGGTATGGTGATTAGAAATGATTAAATTAGAAAACGTAGTTCTGGCGAGTCCGGAGCAGATGGAGTTTATTATTGAAGGGATGCGGAATCCTATGAATAGTTGGGAGAAAAGCGATAGTACAATAGTCAAAACCGATCATGAAGTTGATGATTATATTGATATTGGAAAGACTGATTATTTACTTATGCAGCGTTTATCTAATGCTGGTACAGACCGTAGAAACTTTATGAGAATGATGCCGGTGTATGTGAGAATCACCGCACCTTTATATTGGTGGAAAGATTTTGATGATCTTCCGGCGGCATATACGATTGGTGTAATTTCTGACAATAGCAACGTGATAGATAAGATTCACGATAAAGAGTTTACGCTGGAGGATTTTTCGTGTGATCAGTTATCGACAGGTTTCGAAGAAGGCGACGATTTCATTAATTCTTTTATTGTGATGTCAGATGGAGATTCGGCTCATGATTATGAGTTATATCCTCGAGGAGTCCTCGAAATAGTCATTGAGAGATTGAATAAAAATAGAAAAATGTTTCTTGATACCCGAAATAAAAAATATTGGTGGCAGATGATTCAGCTTCTTCCGAGTAGTTACAACCAGACTCGTAATGTTATGATGAATTATGAGGTGCTGGCAAATATTTACCGGTGGAGAAAAGATCATAAGCTGGACGAATGGCGAGAGTTTTGTAAGTGGATCGAGCGGCTTCCATATTCAGAGTTGATTACTGGATTACCTATTGAATCCGATGATACAGACGAAGATTAAGGAGGAATATTATGATAGGAGTTAAATTGACTATTGTGTTGCTTATAATAACCTTTTTATCGACATTTATTGTCAAAGCAATTGTTGCTGGGCTAGATTTTAAAACTAAACTTTTAATCGGTTTAGATCAAGGACCAAAATGGTTTGAGAACATCTTAGTATTTCAAGGCGTGTTAGTGTGTCTTGATTTCATTGGAGTCATATATTCAGTTATATGGCTCTTATTCTTTAGATAGGAGGATGGATTATGCAGATATTGATAATAACTGCTAGTCGTGATGAGGTCGAACGTTTGAATCTTCGTATTATGAATAAACTAGCAGTCTTTTGTCCTTATGTTACATATTATAGCAAATATCTAATTTGTATTAGACCAGGTATTGAAATATTATTCAAACCGGCGCAGGCAGGATACGTTAGAGCTATGTGTCCCGATTACTATTGGACGAATTCCCGTGATGCAGATAATTATTTCAAACATCGTGGAATTAAGAAATTAAATACATTTTCGGAAATTGCTCGTGTAGTTTTAGATGAATATATGAGTAAAACAAAGGAGGAGTAATTATGGCAGAATTAAATCCTAAAACAGATTCGACAAAGAAAGTCATACATTTAATGGTTACACCATTATGTAATAGAAATTGTAAGTATTGTTGTAATAACCAATATAATATAAACGATATTCCTTATGTCACAGATGAGGAATTAAGAGAAGCTGAGGTTCTTTGCTTAACAGGCGGAGAGCCTTTTTTGTTTACGAATCCATGTCGGATTGCCCGATATTACAAAAGGAGATATTCAAACATAAAAAGAGTATATGTGTACACCAACGCTAAAGAATTATATTATTGGTTGGCAGATTATAATTTTATACGTAATATTGATGGTTTGAATGTCTCTATAAAAAACAAAGACGATTTATATTTCTTTAAAGAACTTGTTCGCAATTATCAAAATCAAATTTGTGTTGATGATTGCATGAGTAATCGAGTTTATATTTTTGATAGTTTGATTCCCGACGACCTTGGAATATTTGAACCAATTATTCGGGAATGGCAGGAAGATTTTAAACCAGCGCCTGATAGTATATTTAGAAGATTATAAGGAGGAGTAATTATGGCAAATGCAAAGAGATGTGATAGATGCGGTAAGTTTTATGTTGAGAATAGGCAAGAATTTACAGGATGTATGTTAAAACATTGCAATTTAATGGCATCAAGTAATATACATTTTGATTTGTGTGACGAATGTATTGGAAAGTTGTGGACTTTTCTTAACTTTCCGGTCGAGATAGACGATGCGATAGATCGTTATAATCAAACAAAGGAAGATGGTAAAGGTTCGGATGACACTTCAACACTCGATACTGTAAAGATGAATGGACGTTCCACATCGCTTTAAATTGTTTTTCGCGTAGAAAACGTACCGTTTTATGGAGGTGATATTTATGACAGAGACAAAAAAATTAAATAAGTATTCTAAGCGGTTTGATAGTAATTGCTCTTTTTGGACGAAAGATTCTAAAGTGAACGAACTTCTTATATCACGAGCACAATTCTATGCCAATGAAAACTTGCGGATAAAGGGGTATCTATTCCTAAATACTGTATATGAATGGTTGGGAATAGCTTCAACTAAAGCTGGTCAAGTTGTTGGATGGATTTATGCACCAGGAAAAACGATTGATTTTGGAATGACGAGGGAAGACAGAACATCAAACTATATACTTAATTTTAATGTTGATGGCAAAATATTAGACAAAACTAATATGGAAGATTATTAGGAATATAAAGGCTCAGTGTAGAAATACATTGGGTCTTTTGTTTTTGGAAGTCGGAAACAAAAGGAGATGATAACAATTAATGCTTTGTCTTTATACATTTGTATGCTTGGTTGTGGCAATATTTATATTTCTTAGTATACATACGCATGGTGATAGTGCAGGAATTACATTTATCGAATTAATGATAAGTTTACCATGGGCTTATATGCTGGTTATATATTCCATAATTGGATTTATATTAACAGGATGTGAAGAGTTTATAAATCATATAAAGGAGAAAAACAATGGAGAAGAAAACTTATAGATATTTTGTGACTTATTATTCAAGATCGATGGGTGATGTCAGATTTGAACATCTTGTTATGTTATATAATAAGCCACTCAATAGATGATACAGTTAAGATAGTATTTTTCAAGAGAATCAAAGAAAACTGAGGGAGGCGCAAAGATGGGACATATATTGGAAATGATACATAGATTAGGAGAGGAAACGAATTGTGATATAACTTTGAGTTTTTATTCTGCTGATCCCCAGCGCAATGTAAAAATTGTAGATCGTGCAACTAACGAAGGTAATGCTTGTGAAGTTGATTGGCTATGGCCAGAACATAAGATATTAGAAACTATTGTCGACACTATCAAAGAAATGAAGGAGCGACCGAAATGTTTCAATTGCAGACATTATCACCCAGGATTTATAGAGAGTTGTGGCTGTGATTGTAATCATTTCAGTAAATATGAAGATAAAAATAAGGTGGTGACATTAAATGAGTTCTAATAGTTTAGATGTCAGCGAACATTTGTACGCGCGTTTATGCAGATTGATCGGACAAGATTATGTCGAATCCGATTATTTAGCTTTCTCGGTAAAGCACGGAATATTTTGGCATATTGTATTGATAAACCGTAGACATCCTACGGTTTTATTTTTTGCCCGGGCTTTATCAAAGCGTAGGGTAGAAGACAAATTATATAACTGGTGTTTATGTATGAAGATGAATGAGGTGATTGAATATGAAGGTAAAAGTTTTTGATTCTCGTAAGAGTATTGATCTGGAGAACCAGATAAATGAATTTATCAAAGATAAAGTTGTTTATGACATTCGGCAGTCAACGTTTACAGTTCCGGCAAAAATTGATAAGGATGGCAAGACTGTTCGTGTTGATATTTTTAGCAGGGTGATTGTTATGTATGACAATGCTAAGAAGAATGTATTTAAGTCGAGTAGTTTGAGAAGTACCTTTGGAATATTTGATGATTTTGGAGGGGGTGTGAAGCCAGTATGATAAATCTATTTGTTGAGAGCTATTGTCAGAATTGTCCATATTTTGAACCTGTGAAAGTAAATATGAGTATTCTAGGCGATTTTCATATAGAAGTTCGCTGTAAGGATATGAATAAATGTAATATCATACATAACCAGATTTTGGAAGAACAAGCTAAAAAGTAGGAGGCGATTAATATGACTACTATTGCAGTTTTATGTAAAGACAACAAAGATGCGGGTCATTTGTTTTGCGAACTGGTCGATGAACTTCGAGCGGACGGGGTGACGTTAAATCGTTTGATATGGCATCAATCAGTTATCGGGAATAAGAAATGTCGAGTTCGGGTTTATTCTTGTTCAGACGGCAGAGAAGAATGGAGAGGGACTAAGGTAGATATGACATTCGGATTTTCAGTAAAGCAACAGCATGAAATATTAAAAGAAGGGTGTCGAGCCAGCCGGAAATATATTGAGATGAGGGATGATTATGCAGGGATCTTGAGTGGTTATTTTGGAGCAAAATAGCTTGCATGGATGGAAAACTTGCACACACAGAAGTTGCATGGACGAAAATACTTGCATGGACGAAAGTTTTTTGAGAGTGATTTTTGTGAATTTTTTGGACGACTTGCATGCGTGCAATTTTGGACTTCAAAAAACCACGTATTTAAGCCATTTTTGGGCATTACTTGCACGTATGCAAGCACCCTTAATCGATATTAAAAAAAATATATATTATATAAGAAAATAAGCGCTTGCATGTGTGCAAGTTTTTAGGAGGTGAAAACAAACCATGAGTGAAACTGAATTTATTGACATTTTTAGCGATAATTTAAGAGATCTTATGATTGAGCGTAATTACACACAAAGATCGTTGGCAAAGGAAGCGGAATTGTCTGAATCAGCCATTACAAGATTTTTACAGAAAAAGTCTATGCCGACATTACGAGCAGTTATTAATTTATCTTTGTCGCTCAGTTGTGATGTGGACGATCTGATTCCAACATATGATTATATCAAGTAGAAAGGAGACGAGTAAATGTTATTATTTGAGTTTGCCGTAAAGTGCGTGGTGTTACTTCTTTGTGTTTATCCAATAGTGGATAGAATCTGTAGATGTAAGGAGCAGAAATATGTAAGTGATATTGTTAAGAAATTTACTGATGATAACAAACAGTAAATTTATATTAAAGAGAGGCGTTGGTTTTTACTGACGCTTTTCTTTTTGCAATGAAGGGAGAACAGAAATTATGAGTTATAAAACAAAACGAGATGGAGTGCGAGTGAGGATTGTAGAAACTGGTGAAGAGTTCAATTCTATTCGAGCATGCGCATTCAGATTGGGCGTTGATGTTACTTGGCTTGGAAAAGTCACAAGAGGAAACAATGGATTATGTACTTGTAAAGGTTATCACATTATTCGTGTAGAAGATCCCCGAGCAAATTATGATATTTCGAGAAAAGAATATCGTGGAAGAAAAGGACGAGCTGTTCGGATAGTCGAAACCGGAGAAACATTTAATTCCATATCCGAATGTGCAGATGCAATTGGTGGTAGCGCTGGAAGTATTTGTGAAATATTGAGAGGTCACAATAGAAGAGCAACGCACATGGGTTACCACTTTGAATATGTAAAATGATTCAGTGCGAATAAAACATACCCCGCGGAAATATCATGCCCTTTTATGAGAGGAAAGTGTGATATTCTGTATTTCACAACATTTCCTCTTACCTTTGACTTTGGAACGTACTCCGGTGTCCTTCGGGCCCGGGGTCATTTATATTTAAGGAGGGGTTAAAGTGAAAGAGAATAAGTTTCAGGCAGGATTAAAAAAGAAACTTAAAACGATGTTTCCCGGATGTATAGTAACCAAACTCGATTCGAGTGATATTCAAGGCATTCCAGATTTACTTGTCTTATATAAAGATAAGTGGGCTGCCTTAGAAGTCAAGAAAGAGGCGAAAGCTTCTCATAGACCGAATCAAGATTACTATGTTGAGAAAATGAATGAGATGTCATTTTCCAGATTTATATTTCCAGAAAATGAGGAGGACGTATTAAATGAACTTCGTGAAACATTCAAATCTTGAGGGGCTTCATGCACCATTCAGTGCTAGTCAGTCGGCATGGCTTAGATATGACACTGAAAAAGCACTAACCGTATATGATAATATGCGGGCAAAAGAAAGAGGGACAAAGCTTCATGATTGGGCAAAGAGAACTATTGACTTAGGAATCAAACAGCCCAGATCAAATAAAACCTTGTATGCATATGTCAATGATGCTATTGGTTTTAAAATGAGTACCGAAGTGGTGTTATATTACTCACCATATTTCTTTGGTACAACTGATGCTATATCATTTAGAAATAATAAATTAAGAATACATGATCTTAAGACTGGAAAATCTGGTCACATGGAGCAGCTTGAAGTATACGCTGCTCTTTTTTGTTTGGAATACAAAATCAAACCAGGAGATATACAGATGGAGTTACGCTTATATAAGGACAATGAAGTAATTGTTCATGAGCCAACTGCTGAAGATATTTTACCAATCATGGACAAGATCACGTCTCTTAACAAAGCATTAGAAAACTTTGACGACAGGGAGGTGTAGATATTGAATCCTATTGCAGAAGAAATTGAATCATATCAGGGATGTGGCTCGATGACAACGAACGAATTCCTTGAGCATTATGGAATGCCTAGAAGATCAGGTAGATATCCATGGGGTTCTGGTGAGGATCCATATCAGCATGAGAGAGACTTCATTAGTCGAGTTGAAGAATTAAAAGCGACTGGTTGGACAGAAACTCCGGAGAATATTAAAGAGACATTCGGATTGACGACAACACAGTATCGTACTGAGAAAGCTCTGGCTAAAGATGAACGAAGAATGTATGACGTAGCAAGGGCAAAGTCACTCAGAGATGATGGTCTTGGAGCAACAGAGATTGGACGTAAGATGGGTATCAATGAATCGACAGTCAGATCGTTACTTAATCCACATTCTGAACAGCGTATGGAGCAGGCGAGAAACACTGCAAAATATTTGAAAGAACAAGTGGATAAGAAGGAAATGGTTGAGGTTGGTACAGGTGTAGAGCGAGAGCTGAATATTTCAAAGGAGAAATTAGATCAAGCTCTCTATCTGTTGCAGAGAGATGGGTATAACGTTTACAAAGGTGGAATACCACAGGCAACCAACCCAGGGCAACAAACAAATCAGCGAGTATTATGCAAGCCTGGAATTGAGCATAAAGAAATATATGATTTCAATAGAGTACAATCCTTGAAAGATTACATTTCGAGAGATGGCGGTGATACTTTTGAAAAGAAGTTCCATTATCCAGAGAGCATGGATTCAAGGCGATTGATGATCCGCTATAAAGAGGATGGCGGAATTGAAAAGGATGGAGTAGTAGAGCTTCGTCCTGGTGTTGCTGACTTATCGCTTGGCGAATCTCGTTATTCTCAGGTTCGTATTATGGTTGACGGTAAGAAATACATAAAAGGTATGGCTGTTTATGGAGATCCAAAAGATTTTCCCGATGGTATTGATGCCATCTTCAATACAAACAAATCTAAGTCAGTAGCAAAGATGGATGTGTTGAAAGACATCAAGAATGATCCAGACAATCCTTTTGGTTCACTCATCAAAGATGCTGATCAAGGAGGTCAGTATTGGTATGATGATCCAAAGACTGGTAAAAAGAAACTTGGATTGATCAATAAAAGATCCGATGAGGGTGATTGGACTGAATGGAAAGACACGTTACCATCTCAGTTCTTGGCAAAGCAGTCATTGAGAATGGCGGGCAAACAGCTGGATTTAGCCAAGGCAGACAGAAGAGATGAGTTTGAAGAGATTAAATCGATCACGAACCCTGTGATTAAAAAACATTTCTTAGAGAAATTTGCTGATAGTTGTGATTCAGCATCAGTTCATTTGAAAGCGGCAGCGTTACCGGGGCAGAAATACCATGTAATACTCCCTATCAATTCTTTAAAGGAGAACGAAGTGTATGCTCCTGGATATACGCCAGGAACTAAGTTAGCATTGATTCGTTATCCGCATGGTGGAACATTTGAAATTCCAATACTTACTGTTACTGATAAAAATCCAGAAGGTAGAAGAATAATCGGAACCGAATCTATTGACGCAGTCGGTATTAATCACACGGTTGCTGAGCGTTTATCAGGAGCTGATTTTGATGGTGATACTGTTATGTGTATTCCAACACACGACAAAGCAGGAAGGGTTAAGATCGCCTCAACGCCTCCATTAAAAGGTCTTGAGGGATTCGATCCAAAAATGTCATACCCAGAACGTCCCGGTATGAAATATATGAAAGACCCAAAGACTGGTAAAGACAATACTCAGAATGAAATGGGGAGAATTTCAAACCTTATCAGTGATATGACCTTAGCAGGAGCACCACCAGAAGAAATGGCTAGAGCAGTAAGACATTCTATGGTAGTTATTGATGCTGGAAAACATAAGCTGGACTACAAGCAAAGTGAGATTGATAACAACATTAAAGCATTGAGAAAAGAGTATCAGGTTAAGACGGATAAGGATGGAAACATTACTGGCTATGGTGGCGCCGCTACTATCATTTCAAGAAGTAAGGGCGAATCTACAATAAACAAACGCCAAGGTACGCCCAAGATTAATCTTAAGGGTAAAGAATGGTATGACCCAAGCAGACCTGAAGGTGCACTTATCTATAAAGATGCAGATAACCTATACTACCCAGATCGTAAGCAAGAGAAAGGTATCGTGGAGTTACGTACCGTGGATGGTAAAAAAGTAACCTACTCCTATGCCGATAAGGATGCGGTAGATAGGTATGCCCCAGTAGAGAGGAGAGACCCTGCTACCGGAAAAGTCACATTCACTAATAAAGATGGAAGCATAGAGTATCGAACCAAGGTTCATACACAGAAGAGTACCAATATGGCTGATACTGATGATGCATACACTCTAGTATCAAAGGCTAGACACCCTATGGAACTTCTATATGCCGATTATGCCAATGATATGAAAGCATTAGCGAATCAGGCACGTGTTGAACTAGCCAATACAAGTAAGGTGGCATATAACCGAAATGCCAACACAATGTATAAAGCAGAGGTTAAGTCGTTGGATGAGAAACTTAATAATGCATTATTAAATGCTCCTAGAGAGCGTGCCGCACAACGAATGGCTAATGCTGAAGTACAAAAGAAACAATTGGACAATCCTGATTGGAAGTCTGCTGATGTTAAGAAAGCGAGTCAGCAAGCATTAACAAAGTTTCGACAAGAAGTTGGCTCTGTCTCGAGAAGAGCTCGAAACATACAGATTACAGACAATGAATGGAAAGCTATTCAAGCTGGAGCAATCAGTGAAAGTAAATTAAAGAAGATTCTTAATAATGCAGACATTGATGAATTGAGACAACGTGCCACACCAAGACAGACAAAAGCTATGACCGAATCTCAAATCAATCGTGCAAAAGCAATGTCTTCTTCGAACTTCACATTAAAACAGATCGCAGATGCTTTAGGCGTCTCAACATCAACAGTTTCAAAGTATTTGAAAGGAGCGTGAATTAAATGAATTATCAATCTTTATTGACAACAACAGATAATCCATTCGATCCATTCGAGCAGTTCACGCAATGGCAATTGTTTGATGCTCAAAAAGGAAGAGATACGTGTGGTTATTTGATGCGAATTGCCAAAATTTCAGATGATATGTCTGAAGTTGAGTGCGATAAAGAAATAAATCGAGCAATTGATGAAATTATTGCAGAAAATCCTTTAGGAATTTACACAAAAGTTACAAAAGAGCTTGTTTTGGGCTAGATATGTGGTGGAAAAAGCATAGAGGGGGGTCTGAAAAAATGCACCCCCTCCCTGCATCGCCGCCCTCTTTGAAAATTCCCCGGGGGGATTTTTTATATTTGAGTTTCATGATACTTATAAGGGCTTATGATATGGTCTAGTGCACATCTCAATGGACCTGCCACCTATTGAGAGTTTGTTAGTTTCTCCTTTCTGTTTTGTGCATCCCTCCGCCATATCATAAGTCTTTATAAGTGTTATGAAACAGTATGGAAACTATAAGAAAGGAGATCAGAAACATGGCAAAAGTGAAGCAAACCTCAACCAAAGACACAAAAAAGAGCCTCAGACCAGCTTTAACGCCAGAGGCAAGAGAAAACAGAGCTATTGCTTTGGCTATGGATTTGGTCGAGGAGCGGTTGATGAATGGAACGGCATCATCACAGGAAACAACTCATTTTTTGAAGCTTGGTTCTGTAAAGAATAAACTCGAGATAGAGAAACTTAAAGCTGAGAATGATCTCATCCACGCAAAAGCAGAAATGGTACGGGCTCAGAAGAATAATGAGGAGATGTTTAAGGATGCTATTGCAGCAATGAAGGAGTATAGTGGCAATGGAACTACGGAGGATGATATAGAAGATGAATATTAAAAGATATTCAGAACTTATAAAATTTCTAACATTCGAAGAAAGATACGACTATCTGAAATTGAATGGTCGAGTCGGCGAAGACACTTTTGGTTTTGATAGGTATCTGAATCAAGTTTTTTATCGATCAAAAGAATGGCGATCAGTGAGAGATTTTGTTATAGCAAGAGATAACGGATGCGATTTGGCAATTGATGGTCGAGAGATATTTGATAAAATTCTAATACATCACATGAATCCGATTACTAAGGATGATGTGCTAAAAAGGCGAGATTATATTTTGAATCCCGAGTATCTGATAACAGTCACAAAGCGTACACATGATGCGATACATTATGGCGATAAAGAATTGTTATTAAGCACATCACCAATTACAAGAACTAAGAATGACACATGTCCATGGAGACATTAAAGTGAGAAGCCTGACGATAGGCTTCTTTTTTATTTGAGAGGAGGTATGCAAATGAGCGAAGTCACAAATGCGAACGACAGCATTCTTACATCAATCAAGAAGATTCTTGGAATACCAGAAGAGCATGAACACTTTGATGCAGATATCATTATGCATATCAACACAGTTTTTATGATTCTCAATCAGCTTGGCGTCGGACCTGCTTCTGGTTTTAAGATTCTGGATAAAACTACGATGTGGGACGACTATTTGAAAAATGATAGTCAGTTAGAAGCTGTGAAATCTTATATGGGCTATAAAGTTCGATTGATGTTTGACCCTCCATCAAGCTCAGCTATCACAGAGTCAATTAATCATGTTGTTAGTGAGCTCGAATGGCGAATACTTGTGATGGTCGAAAGTAAAAATTCTCGAGAGGAGGAATCATGATGTACGAATATGTATTATGCCATCATGGTGTTCTTGGTATGAAATGGGGTGTCCGTAGATACCAGAATACTGATGGAAGTCTTACGTATGCTGGAAAGAAACGAGCATTGAAAATCCAGGACAAATATACAAATTTCACAGAGAATCAAAAGTATCGAAAGAAGAACGGCGACTATACATATGCCGGACGTAAGAAGGCTCTGAAGATGCGAGAGAAGTATTCAGCGGTTACTGGTGGAAAGAAATTAACTCGGTTTGTACCGTCCGGAAAGGCAGTGACAAATAAACCAAAAACATTAGGGGATTTATCGGACGAAGAATTAAATAAAAAAGTTCAACGCCTGAGATCAGAACGAGATTATTTGGATTTGAATAGACAAATATCATCGTTAACTCCTAAACATATATCTGCCGGAAAGAAATTTGTAGATGCGATCAAATCATCAGCAGTATCAGTGTTAAAGGATAAAGGCACAAAACTTGCTGGAGATTATCTGGATAAGCAGGTTAGAACGAAGTTGGGTATGAATGATGCAGACAACAAAAAAAAGAAATCTGAAAAATTACAGCAGGAAATGCTCGATGCTAGAAATCGATATAACATCGAAAATTTCAACAGAATGTATAAAGATTTAAAGAATAAAAAATAGGAGTGATTTTATATGGCATTATCGAACACCGCCACCCCACGATACTACGGCGAGTTTCGAGATGCCGTACTTCGAGGTGAAATTCCGGTAAATGAAAAAATCGAGATGGAAATGAATCGAATAGATGCCCTAATACAGAATCCAGGTGTCTACTACGATGATAAGGCAATAGACGGATTTATTGCTTATTGTGAAAAAGAATTGGTTCTAACCAACGGCGATGATTTGCATCTATTGGATTCATTCAAACTGTGGGCTGAGCAGATCTTTGGATGGTATTACTTTGTTGAGAGGAGTGTATACGTCCCGTCAAAAGATGGGCACGGAGGGCATTATGCGAGAAAACGAATTAAGAAACGGCTCATAAATAAGCAGTATCTGATCGTTGCGAGAGGCGCAGCAAAATCCATGTATGCTTCTTGTATTCAAAACTATTTCTTGAATGTTGATACATCCACAACGCATCAGGTCACAACTGCTCCAACAATGCCGCAAGCAGAAGAGGTTATGTCACCAATCAAGACAGCCATAACTAGAGCAAGAGGGCCACTGTATCAATTTCTTACTTATGGGTCATTGCAGAATACGACAGGTTCAAAAGCTGACCGAGTAAAACTTGCCAGCACGAAGAAGGGAATTCAGAATTTCTTGACCGGATCGTTGCTGGAAGTAAGACCTATGTCAATTGACAAGCTTCAGGGATTACGAGTGAAGATAGCTACCGTAGATGAATGGTTGTCTGGAGATGTCCGGGAAGATGTAATTGGTGCTTTGGAGCAGGGCGCCGCTAAGGAACAGGGCGGAGGTATGAACGATGACTATCTTATCGTAGCGATTTCCTCTGAAGGAACTGTCCGTAATGGTTCGGGAGATACAATCAAAATGGAATTGATGAGTATATTAAAAGGTGAGTACAATGCTCCACACACCTCGATATGGTGGTATGCCCTTGATTCTGTTGACGAAGTATCAGAACCGGATTTATGGATAAAAGCAAATCCAAACCTTGGAAAAACTGTAAGTTATGAAACGTATCAGTTGGATGTCGAGAGAGCTGAAAAGAATCCGGCAGTTCGGAATGATATTTTGGCAAAGAGATTCGGTATTCCCATGGAGGGTTATACATATTACTTCACATATGAAGAAACTCTTCCTCACAGAAAGAAAGAGTATTGGCAAATGCCGTGTTCAATGGGAGCCGATCTTTCTCAAGGTGATGATTTCTGTTCTTTCGTATTTCTATTTCCATTATCAAATGGAGAATTCGGTGTAAAAACAAGAAACTACATAACGGAGCTTACTTTGAATAAGCTACCTTCAGCCATGAGATTCAAATACGAAGAGTTCATGAATGAAGGAAGTCTTATTGTCATGGATGGAAACATTCTCGATATGATGCAGGTATTCGACGATTTGGACGAATACATTCTGTCTATTGGCTATGACGTTCGGTGTTTTGGATATGATCCATACAATGCTAAAGAATTTGTGGAAAGATGGTCAAGAGAAAATGGACCATTTGGTATTGAGAAAGTAATACAGGGAACAAAAACCGAGTCAGTCCCATTGGGTGAATTAAAGAAGTTATCGGAAGAGAGAATGCTACTGTTCGACGAGAAGCTTATGACCTTTGCGATGGGAAACTGTATTGTCATGGAGGATACGAATGGAAATCGTAAACTTCTAAAGAAAAGACATGATGCAAAGATCGATGCTGTAGCGGCTATGATGGATGCCTTCGTTGCATTCAAGTTAAATCGAGAAGCATTTGAGTAAGAATCTTACATTATAAAAGGCGGGTGTAAAAAGTTTGAAACAATATGGTTTATCAATTAAAAGACAAGTCATAATTCCAGATGATGAATTATACCATTGGAAGTACATTAAAAGAAAAAGGGTTAATGGAAAATGGCGGTACTACTATGATATAAAAGATGCTCTTGGGTATGACGAAAGAGATGGCTATAAAAAAGCAAAGAAGGATTTAGATGCTGCATATGTGAAGACATTAAATGCAAATTCGTTAAATAACAACTATCAGTCATCGTTATTTGCTAAATATAGGCACCTTCGAGATCCTGAAGGAAACATTCTACCGGCACTTCGATCAGAATACAAAAAAGATCATGCAAGATTAAAAAACATAAATGATAATATTTTAAAAGCAAATTCTGATTACAGAAAAGCTGGTGAGAAGTATGCGAAAGCAGAAAAAGCTTATTTTAAGACCCCATTAGGAAAATTAGAAATTACAAAAAAGAAAATTGAAAAAGCCAAAAGCTGGTTAAAAAAATTTCTAAAATATTAAAGGAAGACAGAATATGATTCTAATAAATAAAGGAGGTCAAAATGGAATTGAATATTGGATCTAGGCTTAAAAGAGCCTGGAATGCATTTACTAACCGGGATCCTACAGGTGGATATAAATCTGTCGGACCCGGTTATTCTTTATCTCCGAGTAGACCAAGACTATCCAGAGGTAACGAAAAATCTATAGTCAATGCTGTATTAACACGTATTGCGATGGATGCAGCAGCCATAGACATTAAGCATTGTCGGTTAGACAAGAATGGACGTTATTTGGAAGACGTTGATTCTCCACTCAACGATTGTTTCAACTTGTCAGCAAATATTGATCAGACGGGCAGAGCATTCAAACTGGATATATATCTGTCGTTACTAGACGAGGGTTGTATTGCTCTCGTTCCAATAGACACGACAGATAATCCAGACGATACGAATTCCTACGATATTAACTCGATGCGTGTATGTAGGATTCTCGACTGGTATCCTCGACATGTTCGAGTTCTTGCCTACAACGATCGAACTGGCGAAAAAGAGGAATTGGTGATGCCGAAGAGTCAAGTGGCTATTATCGAGAATCCGGCATATTCAGTTATGAATGAGCCTAACTCGACCATGCAACGTCTGAAGAAGAAGCTTAGTTTGTTGGATGCTACCGATGAACAGTCTGCTTCTGGAAAATTGGATTTAATTATTCAGCTCCCATATGCGGTAAAAGGTGAACTTCGTCGCCAGCAGGCTGAAGAGCGAAGGAAAGACATCGAAGATCAATTAATGAATGGTAAGTATGGAATTGCCTGGACTGATGGTACTGAGAAAATTACCCAGCTTAATCGATCGGTTGAGAACAATCTTATGAAACAGATTGAGTATCTTACCAACCTGTTCTATAGCCAGTTGGGTGTTACTCAGAGTGTTATGGATGGCACCGCTGATGAAAAGACGATGCTTAATTACAATAACAGAACAATCGAGCCTTTGGTGGCTGCGGTTGTTGATGAAGTGAAACGAAAGTTTCTTACGAAGACTGCCCGAACAAAAGGACAGTCTATTTCTTATTTCACAGACCCATTCAAACTGGTTCCGGTTGATAACATCGCTGAAATAGCAGACAAGTTCACAAGAAATGAAATTATGACTTCGAATGAAATCAGACAGATTATCGGAATGAAACCGTCGGATGATCCGAAGGCTGATCAGCTTATAAACAGTAATATCAGCCAACCAAACCAGGGAGAAGAGTTGGTGGTGGGTGATACAGAAAATGAAGAAAGGAGCGAAGGTCAAAATGGGTATTAATTGCGACTTTAGTGGATGGGCTACCCGAAACGATTTGTTATGTGGTGACGGTAGAACCATTCGAAAAGACGCCTTTGCACAGAATGATGGGTGTCAGGTTCCGCTTGTTTGGAACCACAAACATGATGACGTGAATGCCGTGCTTGGACATGCTGTTTTGGAAAATCGACCAGAGGGTGTCTATGCGTATGGAGTGTTCAACGACAGTCCGCAGGGACAGAAAGCAAAGGATCTTGTACAGAATGGTGATGTTCGATCTTTGTCCATTTGGGCAAATGAACTGAAACAGATTGGAGGAGATGTGATTCACGGAAATATTCGTGAACTCAGTCTTGTATTAGCAGGTGCTAATCCCGGAGCATACGTAGATTTCGTAATGGCACACAGCACTGAGGAAGAAGACAGTTTATATGCTTCATGGGATGAAAATATTATGCTTCATCACTCTGCTGATGGAGAGAAAGGAGATTCAAAAATGGAAGGTGACAATAAACCAGAAGAGAAGAAAAACGAAGGTGACAATAAGCCAGAAGAGAAGAAAGAGAAGACGATTCAGGATGTAATCGACACCATGAATGAGGAACAGCAGGAAGTGTTCTATGGCGTGCTTGCACAGGCAATTGAAGAAAAGGAAGAAAAAGATAATAGTGAAGGAGGAGATAACTCTATGAAACATAACGCATTTGATAAGAACAATGAAACTGCTCAGCAGAATGTACTTAGCCATTCAGATGAGATGGCAATCGTCGCACTTGCAAAGCAGAGCGGTGTTGGTAGCCTTCAGCAGGCTATGGCGATTTACGCAGAAGAGAATAAGGATACTTTGTCACACGGTATCTTTGATGACAGTGTTGAGGAGCTTTTCCCAGAGTATGAGCTTCTCAAGAAGGGTGAACCTGAGACACTTGAGAGAGATCAGAGCTGGATTGGATCTGTAATTTCTAAGATTCATAAGAGCCCAATCAGCCGTATTCGTACAAGACAGGCGGACGCTCGTATTGCAGAGCTTAGAGCTAGCGGTTATCAGAAGAAGGGAAATTACAAGCATGAGTCAGAGCAGATCAAGCTGCTTAGTCGTACAACAGACCCACAGACAATCTACATCAAGGATACAATGCATCGAGACGATATTGTCGACATTACAGACTTTGATGTTGTAGCTTATCAGTGGAACATGATGCGTCATGTACTTGATGAGGAAATGGCTATGGCCGCTCTTGTTGGTGATGGTCGTGATGATGGTGATCCGGATAAGATCCACGAAGATCATATTCGTTCAGTATGGCATGACGATGAGCTTTATACAATCCATCAGGTTGTGGATTTCGAAGCCGCAAAGACAAAGCTTCAGGGCACAAATACAGGAGCTAACTTCAGTGAGAACTATATCAAAGCAGAGGCTATGATTGAGTCAGCTTTGTATTCTCGTGAGAAGTTCAAGGGTTCTGGAACACCAGATTTGTACTGCACACCACATCTTCTTAATGTAATGCTTCTTGCTCGTGACCTTAATGGTCGTCGTATCTATGATTCCAAGGCAGATCTTGCCAAGGCACTCAATGTAAATGAAATTCATACTGTTGAGCAGTTCGAGGGACTTGAGAGAACAGCAGATGATGGTAAGAGAAAGCTTCTTGGTTTGTTTGTCAACATGGCCGATTATCAGTTTGGCGCTACTAAGGGCGGCGAAGTTACAAGATTCTCAGATTTCGATATTGACTTCAACCAGTACAAGTACATGCTGGAGACAAGACTTTCTGGAGCACTTACAAAGGTTTACTCTGCGATCGCTCTCGAAGAGAAGGTTTCGTAGTTGCGTAATTATATAAGGAGGAACATGGATTATGGAAAAGATCATGGAAAATTCTAGTGACTTACATGTAGTAGCAAGAAAGGTATATGCAAAGCCTAGCGACGCTTATGCTTATTCTGATTCAGATTACAAGACAAAGATCTCAGCAGATGAGTTGTATGACACATTTGTTAAAGGGATGATCGTCATCGATGCTGGAGTAGAGTACAAGCCAATCAGCGTTAAGGTTGCTTCTAAAGTGACAACTGTGTCATATGTTAAGGCTGGCTCTACAAATCCGGAGATTGCGACTGTTAAGTCTGAGTAGTTAAGGAGGAAAATTCAAAATGGGTAAATGGTATGGGAATGTTGGTTTTGCACATACAACTGAAAATAATCCTGGTGAATGGGATTCCGAGATTATCGAGAAATCATATTTCGGAGATATTATGGGCAATCGATGGAAACGCCAGAATTCCGGTGGAATAAATGACGATGTCAATATTTCCAACATTATCAGCATTGTTGCTGATTCGTTTGCCAATGAGAATTGCTCTGAAATTGTGTATGCGGAATTCTTGGGTATAAAGTGGAAGGTTACAGATATCGAGCCACAATATCCAAGATTACTGCTCACATTAGGGGGTGTGTATAATGGCGAGTAGGGTTGATTTACAGGCTAAACTGGAGGAAATCCTTGGGCGTAGAAACGTATATTATAAAGCCCCTGAAAATATTAAGATGAGCTATCCAGCAATAATATATTCTCTTAATAATATAGAGGATAGAAACGCAAACAATAGTTCATACATAAGAAATAGAAGTTATAGTGTTACGGTGATATCAAAGCAATCAGATCCGGAAGTGGTAAATCGATTGTTGGACCTTCCATATTGTTCTTTTGATAGACCATACGTATCAGATAATTTGAATCATTACGTATTCACTTTGTATTGGTAAGTAAGAGCCCATAATACGGGCTCTTTTTTATTACCTAAATCATGAAAAGGAGGACAGATATATGTCTAAGATTAAATGGGATGAAACCGGAGAGCGTTTGTTCGAAACCGGTGTAGAAAATGGAGCGTTGTTTGTACAGGACAATAACGGAACTTATGGAAAAGGTGTGCCTTGGAATGGACTTACGAGCGTAAGTGAGAGTCCGGAAGGTGGAGAAGTCACAACGTTGTATGCAGACGATGTAGCATACTTGGATCTTATCTCAGTAGAGAAGTATAAATACACAATCGAAGCATATTCATCACCTGTTGAGTTTGATGCTTGTGATGGAACAGCAAGTATTGCTAAGGGCGTTACGATTGGTCAGCAGTCACGTAAGAAGTTTGGATTCGTATACAAGTCACGTATCGGCAATGATATTGAAGGCTCTGATTTCGGATACAAGCTGCATATTGTGTATAATAGCTTGGCTTCTCCATCTGAGCGGTCACATGCAACCATTAATGATAGCCCAGAGGCAGAGACGATGTCTTGGTCGGCTAGTTCTACAGCAGTAAATGTTGCAGGTCATAAGCCAACTTCTACTGTAGTAATCAATAGCACAACAGCAGACCCTGCTAAGCTGGCTGTTCTTGAGAATATTCTGTATGGAACAGATCACGAGCTCACAAAGACTGAGCCTAAGAATTGGTCAACGGATTATAAGAAGTATTATACGAAGTCCGGAGATAAGTTCGAAGCGGTTACTGGTGAATCAGCGCCAACTTGGGAAGAGAACAAGTATTACGATGAGGCAACAGAGCCAAGATTGCCATTCCCTGATGAAATCATGGAAATCATGGGACAGGAGTAGAATATCAACCATGAGACCTCACAAAAATCGTGGGGTCTCTTTTTATAAAAAGGAGGAAATTTATGTTAAAGAAGACAATAACATATACAGATTTTAATGGCACAGAAAGAACGGAGGATTATTACTTCAATCTGAGTAAAGCAGAATTATTGGAGATGGAAGTTGGTACCACTGGCGGTTATGCCGAAAAGGTGCAGGCAATCATCGACGCAAAGGATTCGCCTGACATCATGAAGATCTTCAAGGAGTTGCTGCTTAAGGCATACGGCGAGAAGTCAGCAGATGGAAAGCGGTTTATTAAGATTGACGACAATGGACGTCCATTAGCAATCGCGTTCGAGCAGACACCGGCATATTCCGAGATTTTCATGGAGCTTGCAACAGATGCAGACGCTGGTTCCGCGTTTATTAATGGTATCCTTCCGGCTGATTTGATTAAAGAAGCAAACAAGGCGGCGTTACCGAAGGTCGTAAAATAATATATCAAAATGGAGATGAATGAGAATGCTTTCAATTACGATACCCGGGAGAGAGTGGTTTGATGAAGAAAAGAATGAGTTTGTGACCACGACGAGTATGACTATTCAAATGGAGCATTCTCTTCTTTCTCTTCATGAATGGGAAAAGAAATGGAAAAAACCATTTTTCTCCGATAAAGAAAAAACAACAGAAGAAGTGCTGGATTATTTTAGATGTATGACACTTACTCCGGATGTTGATGATGATATTTTTCGTGGACTTACGAATGAAAACATAGAGACAATCAGGAATTATATTAATGATTCGATGACTGCTACTACGTTTTCTGATAGAGAAAATCGTAAGTTCAATAGAGAGATAATAACCAGTGAGATTATCTATTATTGGATGATATCACTGAACATTCCTGTGGAGTTTGAACGATGGCATCTAAATAGTCTCATCACATTAATTAGAGTTTGTAATGTTAAGAATCAACCACCAAAGAAGATGAGTAAGAATGAGATTCTTGATCATTATTCGGCTCTAAATGCAAGTAGAAGAAAGAAATTTAAGTAAAACAGGAGGTACAGATATGTCAATGAACGGAATCGATATTAGTGCATGGCAGAGAGGGATTAACTTAAGTAATGTTCCATTCGACTTTGTAATTGTAAAGGCTACCGAAGGAACGAAGTATATCAATGGCGTATGTGACAGTCATTGCGAAGATGCAATTCGCCTCAGCAAGTGCTTTGGTGTATATCACTATGCAAATGGTGGAGATTACAAGCAGGAGGCAGATTTCTTCTTAGAGAAGGTAAAGAAGTATGTTGGAAAAGCATTGCTTGTTCTTGACTGGGAGAGTCAGAACAATCCACAGTTTGGTAAAACTGATCGTGACTGGGTTAAGAACTGGTGTGATTATGTGTATGCTCGGACGGGTGTTAAGCCAGTTATTTATATATCCAAGAGTTTCATGACTACATTGGATGGACTTGGGTATGAATTCTGGATCGCACAGTATGCGAATAACAAGCCTACGGGTTATCAGGAGAATCCGTGGAATGAGGGAGTATATACATGTCTCATCAGACAGTATGCATCAACAGGTCGTCTCACAGGTTATCCTGGAGACTTGGATTTGAACAAGTTTTATGGTACAGCAGCGGATTGGAATGCACGAGTATCAGTTGCCACACCAGTTCCAACACCAGCTCCGGCGGTATCTCCTACGGGTACAACTATCGAGCTTGTGGTAGCAACATTGCAGAATAAGTATGGCGTAGGCGATGAGCGTAAGCAGAAGCTTGGAACTCGATATGACGAGGTTCAGAAATTTATTGATTATGTGGCAAATGCTTCTATCGATCAGCTGGTAGCAGAAACAAAGGCTGGCGATTACGGTAATGGCGAAGCTCGCAAAATTATTCTTGGAGCATTCAATAAGTATGATGCTGTTCAGAATAAGATCAATGCTGAGAATACGACCAAGGCTAGTTCGGCAGCTATTTACGTAGTCAAGAGTGGAGATACGCTCTCCGGCATTGCTGCGAAGTACAAAACAACATATCAGGAATTACAGAAGCTGAATGGCATTCCGGATCCAAACAAGATTTATCCGGGTCAGAAATTGAAAATTAGATAATGAAAGGGTGATGCAGGTGATCGCATTTAAGCAGAAGGGTGATTTCTCTAAATTGAATGGCTTTTTTGAGAAGATCAAGGAGGTCGTCAAAATGGGTGATCTCAACAAATATGGTCGAGCTGGTGTTGAGGCACTTGCATCTGCCACACCGAAAGAATCTGGAAAAACGGCGGATTCTTGGTATTACACAATAGAACATGAAGATGGACGAGCATCAATTAATTTTCTTAATTCGAATATTAATGATGGTGTTCCAATAGCAATCATATTACAGTACGGACATGGTACTGGAACTGGAGGCTGGGTCGAAGGAAGAGATTATATCAATCCATCGGTTCAGTCTCTTTTTGATAAGATTGCCGATGATGCTTGGAAGGAGGTTACTAGATTATGAGTAAGCAGGTTGACGAAAGAGTTGTATCGATGCAATTCGACAACAAACAGTTTGAGGCTAATGTTAAAACTTCCATGACCACTATTCAGAAACTTAAGCAGAGTTTGAATTTTAAGGATAGCGGAAAAAGTTTGGAAAATCTTAGCAAAGCTGCAAATGAAGTGAAATTCGATAAGCTTTTGTCTGGCGTTGAAACATTAGAAAAGAGATTTTCTGCAATGGGCATTGTCGGAATGAGAGTTATTGAGAATTTAACCGATTCGGCGATGCAGATGGTAACCAAAACCAAGAATCTTATAACAAGCACTATTAAACAGGGCGGTATTTCGAGAGCAACAAACATCGAAAACGCCCGTTTTCAGTTACAGGGATTATTAAAGGACGATGAAGCAGTTGCCGCTGTAATGAAAAACGTAAGTGATTCGGTGGATGGCACTGCCTATAGTTTGGATGCAGCAGCAAAAGTAGCATCTCAGTTAGCAGCTTCAGGAATGAGAGCTGGAGATGAAATGTTTTCATCTTTGAGAGCAGTTGCTGGTGTTGCTGCTATGACAAACAGTTCTTATGAAGATATTGGTAGAATCTTTACACAGGTAGCCGGTCAAGGTCGAATGATGGGTGATCAGTTGTTACAGTTATCTGGTAGAGGTATGAATGCGGCAGCCACTTTGGCAGAACAGTTAGGGAAAACAGAGCAAGAAGTTAGAGACATGGTGTCTAAAGGACAGATTTCTTTCTCAACATTTGCTTCGGCGATGGATAATGCATTTGGAGAACATGCTAAGAAGGCAAATGAGACATTGAATGGTGCGTTCTCCAATGTAAAATCAGCATTAGCCAGAATCGGTGCTGAATTCGTTGCACCACTTATTGTGCAGAATGGTCCACTTGTACAGGTTCTCAACACAATACGAGAAAAAGTAAATGACGTAAAGAGAAATATTGTTCCATTTGCAGAACTGGTCACAACCACTATTAATAAGCTGGCGACAAAGGTAAATGCGGCAATTTCAAAGCTGAATATCGACAAGATGTTTGAGAAATTCAGTTTTTTGAGTCGGGATTTTGGCGCGAGCAAGATTATTAAGCTGGTAAATGGGATCTCTAAGCCGATTGAGAAGGTCACAGATACTGTGAAAGAAACTGTCAACGCGGTAACCGATTTGGATGATATCGTAAATAAAGTTATTCGTGGTGACTTCGGAAACGGGGCGGAAAGACTTAATAAACTCACTGAGGCGGGACAGAACTATTACAAAATTCAAAATAAAGTAAATGAAGCTCTTAATAATGGGTTTAGATTTTCGGAAGATCAAATACAGGCACAGGACAAACTTCTTGGGGTTAAGGAAAATACAGTTTCAGAGACAAAGAGTGAAACGACGGAAACTGTTAAACTGACTGACGAAAAGAAGAAACTCATTAAAGAACTTGCCAGTATGAGCGATGCACAATTAAGAGCAAATGGTTACACTGAGGAACAGATCGCAGCATTCAGAGAGTTAAGAGGAGTAGCAGATAAGCTTGGTATGCCGATAGATAAGCTTATTGACAATATTGATGAGCTGAATGGTAAGTGGATTATTATGGACGCGCTGAAGAATATAGGGAATAGTATTGTTTCTATATTTAAGGCAATTGGACAGGCATGGAAAGATATTTTTCCATCGTCTTCTACTGACACAGTGTTTAATATTGTAGCAGCATTTCATAAGTTATCTGAGAGAATGAAGGTAACCGATGAAGATGCAGATAAGATAAAACGTACATTCAAAGGTCTTTTCGCAGTATTAGATCTGGTTAGTACCCTTGTTGGCGGCGGTTTAAGATTAGCATTAAAAGCTACGTCTTACATACTTAGTCTTTTCAATTTATCGTTATTAGACGTCACAGCAATACTTGGTGATGCCTTGGTTAAGTTCAGAGATTGGGTAAAAGGTAATAATTTAATCACAAGAGCGTTTGAAACTATGGCTCCATATTTGAAAGAGTTTGTATCGTTGATTGTTGAAGGAATTGTCGCAATAAAAGATTGGGTTGTCGCCAATGAAAAGATCACTCAGGGTTTCAAGAAGATTCTTTCATATCTTAGAGAAGCTGGAGCAGGATTCAAGGCGTGGATTGAAGGCGCTAGAGAAGCCGAGAACATACCAGTTTATATAATTCAGGGATTGGTAAATGGATTGAAGAATGGGATTTCAACAGTTGTGTCTATTGCAATAGAGTTGGCGAAATCGATTATTCAGACTGTTTGTGGCGTTCTTGGGATTCATTCACCATCTACCGAATTTTATGCAATTGGTTTGTACATAATTCAGGGATTGATAAATGGTCTTAAAGCAGGAGCAAAGAAAGTATGGGATACCGTCAAATCAATTGGTGAAGCTATCGTTGGTGTTGGAAAAGAGATTGATTACAAATATCTTGGCATTAGCACAACGGCATTGGGACTGTTGATAGTTCTTAACAAATTTACTAATGCTGTAACGGATATCAAGGAAAAGGTAATCGACGCAGGTCTTGGCGTTGTTAATAGCATATCTTCAATATTTGATAGTATCAGTAAATATGTCAAAGCACGAGCATTGAAACAACAGGCAAAAGCGTTGTTATTGTTAGCAGTTTCAATTGCGGCTCTTGGAGCAACGATATATTTCATTTCTCAAATAGACACAAAGAGTTTGATTAAAGGTGGAATTGCTATTGGTGTTTTAGCCGGAATGCTGATTGGTCTTACTGTGGCTATGAGTAAATTGGATAAGCTCGGTGTATTCTCCGATAAAGTTGGAGTAATGTTACTCGGAATGTCTGTCGCTTTGTTGGCAATGGGAAAAGTTGCGACTGAAATCGGAAAACTTGAGTGGAAAGAAATAGCAAAGGGAATCGTGTTTGTCGGTGCTTTGGAATTATTCATCATAAGTCTGATCGCAATATCTAAGTTTGCTGGCACTAATGCTAAAGATGCAGGGAAGATGATTTTCAAAATTGCTGGCGCACTTTTGATTATGGCTTTAGTTGCAAAATTAGCGGGTAATTTAAGAAAAGACGAACTGACACAAGGATTAAAATTCATTGCTGTGATGGGTATCTTTACAACCGCATTAGTTGCGGTGTCTTTATTTGCAGGAAAGAATGCGTCTAGGGCTGGAACTATGATTCTTAAGATTGCCGGAGCGTTACTTATTATGGTAATGGTTGCTAAAATAGCGGGAAACATGAAACCAGAAGAATTATCACAAGGATTAGAATTCATTGAGATAATGGGAATATTTACGGCTACATTAGTAGCGGTGTCTATACTTGCTGGAAAGAACGCATCTAGAGCTGGTAATATGATTCTTAAAATCGCAATTGCTTTGCAGATTATGGCTAAAGTGGTAAAAACGATTGGACAGTTAAAACCCGATGAAGTCGAGAAGGGATTAAAATTCATAAAGACTTTGGGCAAGTTTATCGTGGCATTGGTCGCAGTGTCGTTATTAGCCGGAAAGAATGCATCTAGAGCGGGCATAATGATGATTGGCGTAGCTATAGCGATGGGGGTTATGGCGCAAGTCGTCAAAATGGCTGGAAGCATTGATGAGAATACTCTTAAGCAGGGGCTCGGAGTAATGGCTGCATTTGAGACATTTATCCTCGCACTTGTCGCAGTGTCAATCTTAGCTGGTAAAAATGCGGCAAAGGCTGGTGAAATGCTGTTAAAAGTGTCAGTCTCATTATTAATTCTTACAGGCGCATTATTCTTGATTGGACAGATGGATTCGAAGAAGTTATGGAAAGCAGTTGGTGTAGTAGCAGTATTAGAGACTTTGTTTGCAGGTTTAATTGCAGTTACGAAGGTGTCTCAGAATGCAAACAAGACAATTATAGGACTTGTCGCAACACTGACATTACTTGTTTCTGGCTTGGCATTACTTACCACTCTGAATTCAGATAAGCTAATTACATCAGCGGAATCATTATCTATGGTTATGGTAGCTATGGCAGCAATGATCGCAGCAACCGGACAAATCACGCATCAAGACGTTTGTCTTTAAGTTCATCTCT